GCTCCATCCCACTTTACAGTCATGTTTACAGATGAACGAGAATTTCCTGCTAACATATCTCTAAGAGAACGAACAAAGTTAATTGCCGCACGACCACCAGAGACACCATAGTTAAGGATTTCGTCCTCAATATGTTCTAGGTGAAGGTTCTTCCCACCTTTATCTTCTTTCAAAAGTTGTTTGAATGACATTACCATGAAGGTGTTCCCATTGATACATTTGCAGAGTAATTTAATCCGATAGAATCTAGAAAACTTTCAATACCCTTTTGAGCAAGAACCTTTAAATTACCTATTACTTTTTTAATTACATTTTCATAAAATTTCTTAACAATATTTTTTGCAGCATTAAGAAACGCAGAAACCTTCTTTTTAAGATTACTAAAAATTCCTTCTGCAAGAAAATATTGTTCTTCCAACTGTTTCCACTCCTCTTGTAAAACAGGAAGTTCGTGTTCGACAGCAGATGCAATACCAAGTTTAATATACTTAGAGCGTCCACTGCCCTTATATGATACACTAACATTATTTACAAGTGAAGTGTTTTTATTAGCATAATCCATCATATCGTATTCTGTTTTGATACCACCATTATAGAATACTAGAATTTTATTTGCAACATTTTGATCAGAACCAAAGTAGTTTGAACCAGAAGAATACTGTCCAGTAAACTTATATAAACCAGAACCGGCTTCGTAAACCATCCACTTCTTTAAATCTTCATTATTCGTGAAGAACTTAGTGAGCTCGTTTTGCCAAGTCTGAGAGTTAATAGATGTTTCAATAACTTCTGCAATCTGTTGTTTCAATGCAGTATCAGTTAATTTATCTGGTGATACATTTTTAAGGTGTCCAGCACTTACTGTTACATCCCCTACCTTATACTCTGTATCATTACTATATTCATCAAAAGATATTTTAAGTTGTGGTTGTGTAATAGAAGAAATGCCTGGGATAAGATTTTTCTCTGCACCTTTAGAAGCACGAGTTGCACCTAAAATAGAAAGCTCTGCCTTTAGGTGAGCTTCAACCTTTTTGATATTTTTTTCTTTTTTAAGAAGTTCTTCTTTACGAGAACTAGAAGTAATATACCACTGCTCAAAACTTTTCTTGCCCTTTGATACCTCAACATTCAAGTCATTACGAGCAGTTAATTTCATTTCGTTTTCTAAAATATTGATAGCATTAAGAAAGTCTTTATTGTTTGTAAGGGTCTTGCCATTTGCGTTTTCATAATGTCCAACCGCAGCCTTAACAACACCAGCAGCTTCAGCAGATTTTGCACTCATTAACTGAGCACCCTTTCCACTATCTCCTGCCTTTTTTAATGAAATATAATTTTTGGAGTTGCCAAAGAAGTCTGCTTTTGGGGTAACATCTCTACCCCCTTCATAGTAATTTTTACTCGCAGTCGCTCGGCCAGAATGAACCAGAAGAGGGCCTCTATCGCCCATCTGATCAGCAACTTTCTTACCAATATCTAATAGTTCTTCTGTTAGTTTTTCATAATCAGAACTAGATATACCAGCATCAGACAGAGCCTTTTCGTGGTCATCTGTTCTGTTAAAGTTGTATTGATAACAAATTGCTATTTCGGTGTTTGTTGCACCAGATGTATCAGCTTCAGTCAGAATAAACTGAGAAAACCTTTTCATTTACACTTTCCCCATTCATACAAATATATTACATCTCTATTTATAAGGAAAAGGAGTTAGAACTTGATGTCGTTAAACTTGTCGTATTTCTGATTCTGTCCTTTATCAAAAACTGGTGTGTCATCCTGTCCACTGTCAATAATATCTTCTTGTGCCTCTTGTTCACAATCATATAACTTCATACGAGATCTATCAATACCAACAACAAACCTCTTATTAGTGCCAGGATCATTGTAACGATTCTTCAACTGTTTCACCATAATTTGATTTAGTTGTTCTAGTTCTTCTGTAGAGATTAACGCAAACATTAGGTCGGCAGTGGCTGGAAGTCCAAACGACTCACTGGTGTCCTCTAGTCCAACATCAGAGTTTGAATATCCACCACGAGTAGTCTGAGTTGCAGACATAATTGGAACATTAGTTTCTACTGCAAGTCCTCTGAGTTCTTCTGCAATCGCCTTGATATAGAAATAAGAACCAACATTTGCATTACCCTTAAATCGTGAACTAGAACATATATTCAAGTAATCAATAAAGATGATATCTGGTTTAAAGGATTTCTTTAGTGCAAGTTCTTTTAACAACGCACGAAAGTGGCCACTATGAGCAGATGCAGTTGGATACTCTTTGATAATCAGTTTACCATTAGTTTTCTTTTGAATTTTTGACAGTCTATCAGTGAACATCTTCTTTGGTAGATTGTGCAAATCGTCCATAGTAATGTTCATCAAATTCGCATCAATTCTTTCTGCAATCCGTTCTTCTGCCATCTCCATTGTGATATAGAGAACATTCTTACCTTGCATCAGTGTAGACGCAGCCATATGACACATGAACAATGATTTACCAACACCAGTTCCAGCAAGTGCAATATTCAAAGTTTTTTGTGGAAGTCCACCTTTGGTAATTCTATTGAAGTAATCTAGATCAAACTCAATTTTCTCTTCTTTCTTGTGATAGAATTCAAATCGGTTTTCTCCATCTTCCACATAATCGTGTCCAACATTTTGATCAAATGCGACTGCAAGGGCTTCAGATAGAATAGATGGGATTGCTTCAGCAGTGTGTTGTTTATCCTTACCATCAATAATCTGAATACCAGATAAGATAGCATTATAAACTGCCTTGTCTTTGCAAAACTTTTCAGTGGTGTCTACAAGCCAATTCATATCCACATCATGTTTACCTAAAGTGTCGATAAGTGAATTGATTGTTTTATATTCTTCTTCAGACAAATCTTTACGATTGTCCATTTCTACTAGAAGAGATTGTTGTGTTGGAAGGTTATTATACTTTTCTGTAAATCTTGTAATTTCCTCAAAGACGATACGTTCATTACGATTTGAAAAATATTCTGGTTTTAGAAAAGGTAAAACTTTACGAGCATAACTCTCATTGTGAATTAGATTTGATAGTGCTGTTATTTCAATCGTCTGCATCGACATATTCTAATATTCCCTCTTCTACTTGTTCATTAATAATATCATGGAGAATGTCTCCAATAAAATTAAAGAAATCATCATTAAAATGATCTCTTCTAAAACCATTAGAATCTATTATATCCCATTCAAACGATAATGTCAACTCATCTTTATCTTCATCCTCAATAAATTTTACTTGTCCATATCTATAAATTACACCATGCCATCTGCCTTTTGTTATACCAATACATTCCCAATTATTATTCTTATCAGTGACATATTTGTAATACTCTTTTATATCTTCATCTTCATGCATAGTGCAGATAACTCCCAACGATATATTTTGGAATTCCAATAGGTTTAAGTCCAGCATGCCAATGTGTCCACATTGGGGGGAACATTAAAAGCCTACCCTTCTTTGGTTTTACTGCAAGTTGATGTTGAGGAAAGGCAGTCTCACCACCTTCTGGTTCGTTTACATATAAGAAGAATACTAAAAATCTTCTAGCAGAAGCATGATCTCCAACGTCAACATGGGGTTTAAATTCATCAACATCATTTGGTAAGTATCTCTTCATTCTAAACATTTCAAATGCAAATTTCTCAGGCCACATACCTTCTTCGATTACACAATCTTCTTTGTATTGATTAATCGCTGAATAAAATGCAGACATAAGGTGATTAGAGTAATACTCCCACCCATCATTCTGTTGCAAGTTTATCTGTGTAAAAGAACGATGGCCATCCAAAACAACTCTTTCTTGGTGTTCTGGATGGTCTTCATAAAAATCAACTATTCTGTCACAGAACTCTTCATCAACAATATTATCATATGCTCGAATCCAATTATTCTCTAACATCTTCCAGTGTTTCCTCTTCTGTTTCCTCTTCTTCTGCTTCAAGAATTTTTTGATTGCCGTATTTAAATTCTTGTCCAGCAGCAGAATCCAATTGACGCATTACATCTTCAGTAAAGAACTTCTCTGGATCGTTATTGATTGTCTTACCAAATGTCTTTGTTCCATCAGGCAACTCAATACGAGTTGATACAGATTTGAAGATTCCATACTTCAATGCAAGTTCCAACAAACCATAGTAACGATCAAGTCCACGTTCATACATCAGACGAACATCAACCATCTTGTTTTCAATAGTCAAACGAGACTTTGCATTTTTACAGTGAATAATGTTACCAACGACTTCAGTTCCATCTTTCTCTTTCTTTTTAGAAAGATACACGATAGAAGAAGCAGCATACTTCAGTCCAGAACCACCACCCATTTCTTTAGTAGGGAACATTGAACCAACTACATCATATGTGTGATTAGTAACAACCATTGGAACACCAGCCTTACCAAGTTTCAATGTCAAAACACGAAACGCAGCCTTGAGAACTTGTGCCCTTGTCATATCACGAGTTTCTTTACCTTCAGCAGTGTCTTCTACTTCTTTGGTGGTGGACAACATACCTAGTGAATCTAGACACAACATCATGGGAACACGTTCTTTTTCTGGTGTCTCCATATATTTATCCAATACTTTGATTGCCTGTGTTCTAAACTCTTGAACAGTTGTTACTGGAAGAATAACCATTCTGTTAGGGTCAATACCTCTGTCGATAACCATTTGTTTTGTGATTGCAGATTCAGACTCAAAATACAACACACCAGCATCTGGGTTTGCATCAAGGAACGACTTTACTATGCCCATCACAAAAAAGGTCTTGCCGGTCGCACTTTCGCCCGCAATTGCCGTGATCTTGTTGGATGGTAGTCCACCATAGATACTACCAGACAAAAGTGCATTAAACACATAACTGCCCGTGTCGTAAAAAGTATTGGTGTCTCCAGCCTCAACACCATCTGCTACAACAGCAGCGTATTCATTGCCAGCAGTCTTGGCAATATCTTTAAAAAAGTCCATTAAATGTCATCCTCTTTTCTGTTATTAGAACGAAACGAATCAAATCCATCTGGATATCTAGATTCTAGTTTCTCTATATTCATGTAAATAATATCTTCTAAACTAGTGTTTAGTGCGATACAGGCCTGTCCAACATACCACAGTAGATCACCGAGTTCACGTTTTAGATGAAAGATAGTATGTTCATCCATTGGTTTGCCTTGGAAGATACACTTCTTCACCACCTCAGTAAACTCACCACCTTCTGCACATATACCTAGTGCGGCAGTCAAAAGTCTTTCTGGGGGAACTCCTGCTTCATCAATAATATCTAGTGCGTCACCAAAGTCCTCTGCATTTTTAGATGCATCGCTCGTGACTTCATCAATAAAACGAACATAGTCCAGAAGTAGGTCTTCATCTTTACTCATAGTGGTATCCTCAAGGTTAAAGTTTCTATTAGTATATCAAAAAGACACGATTGTGTCAAGAGATAATTCCTGTTTGTGGAGGCAAGTCCAAACCACTGGTTTGCTTTCTCCAACCATTCGCAAGTTCATCAATTGTTTCAATCATAAACATTACTGAAGATTTAGGAAACTGGAAATCGCCCTTCGGCTCAACTCCTGTCATGGTTATTCCGTTCACGAGCCCCACACCTTTCGGAGATGCCTGAACCATTCTCGGCTTATAAACGGTTATAGTATTGAAGTCTTCTTCAATATATCGTGCAATAATTTCTGCCCCATTATTCATAACAAGTGTTACAATCGTGTCTTTTTTCATTTTAGTTTCCTATAAATGGATTGCCATATTCATCGACAATACCTGTTTCTTTAATTTTACCAGATGAGTTTGGTGTTGTATCTTGTGGAAGAAACCCACCAAAAACAAAAGGACATTTCAAGTCTTTTCTAACATCACCAATAGACATATCCATACCAAAGGAAATGACATCAATCATTTTCTCTTCCATACGTTTAAAGTCTTTCAACCACGCCTTGCGATCTGCTTCAAGTTGTGATGGTTTTGGATTTTCAATATAACCATAAATTACTACTGGTGCAAAAGTAGTTCCACCATACTTCTTTGCAAGTTCTAATGAATCCCAAAATACACCTTTAGAATAACCAGTAGGACGAGCATATGCAATACCTTCTGCTTCTTTACTTGACATACCAGCATATTGTAAACCAAGTTCTTTTAACTTAGCATTTGCACGAGGCCCATCATAAGGTTTCATGTTTGCATATGGTGATTTCAATTTACGAGCAAGTTTGGTGATTGATTCTTTCTGTTTTTCTGTTTTGTCTGCAGCAACAACATCAAGAAATGCAAGAATATCTACATCATCATTCTTAATCTCTCCTGCCTCAATACCATCTGCAACACCCTTTGCAATATCAGCATTAGTATTACCAGTGCGAGGGTTCTGAACAATATTTGATGTATACATAAACTCACGGCGAATGCGAGGGGTATCAAATTCTAGGATATCTATCATCGTAGCACCCCACCCAAGTTCTTCTTCTGCTGCATCACGAGTATAACCAGAAAGAAGATTTATCTTACGTTTATCTTTATCGTTTGCTTCTCCTGCCTTTACAGGTTGGTTATACAAGACACCGTTGATTTCATATGAATTGCGAATTGGCGCAACATTTGAAATTTGTAGTTCTAAATTTCGGGGTTGGAAGTTACGAATAAGATTATTACGATTGGCAACAATTCGTTTCTTAAAATTTACACCCTTTGGGTAGTCTGGTGGGGATTCTTTGAGCGAACGCTCAATATCAAAGTCAATATTAAAAGCCATAGTTTTATCTCCTCGTATAGCTTGTGTTGAACTGATAACTCCTGTTAATCAGTCTTTATATAATATCAAATCAATTAAGATTTGTCAACAGTTTTTTTCCAAACAAGCCCAGGCATTTTACCTTTTGACCAATTGATATATCCCACTTGTTCCATACCAACCTTTTCGTAAAACCTGTTTGCGGCAGTGTTCTCTGCCCTTACTGTGAGATACACATCTGTTCCCACAAAATCAAAGAAGTCGTTAATGACTTTCTTTGCATTACCTTTGCCTGGTGTGGCATTGATAATCTGGTGAATCATATGAGAACCGGCAGTCACAGAAACATCGGTGTCCTGTCCAATCTTTCGATTATTTTTATTCACATGATATGTTATCAGAACATCATCCTGTAGAATAAGTTGTTGTCTTTCTAATCGAACTCTCACATGAGATTTCCTTACATGAGGAAACCAATCTTTATTGTCATGGAATACTTTCCACGCTTCATCAAATTCATTAAGAGTCAAATGTCGCAAAATATTTCTCTTCTATTTTGTCATTGGTGAATATATCAACCACCAAATGAACTCTGTCAATGTCTGAATTGTTTTCCACTGCATGAGCCTGTGCAACATCCAACCACCAACATTCACCTTTTGCCATACTGAACTCTGCAATACCACCCTTCAACCATGAACGAAAGATAATATTCTTGTCAGTAATTACAGGAATATGTAGGCGTCTAATTTTTCCACTCTTAATATCTTTGTCTACTTTGTCTGTATGTTTTGCAATCTTTGTTCCTGCTTCAAGACGCATCAAACGAACTCTATCTGTTTCTGCTGGAATGTTTTCTAAGATTGCACCAATATTCAGTTCACTATATAGTGCCGTTTCTTGCAATTCGTTACTGTTCTCTGTTCCAAGAACACCACCCTTGCCAATTTCTTTTGG